GCCATTCAAAGCGTTTCCATTTGGGTCACGACCCTTCCTGCGGCCGGTGCCAAGACATGGGGCAACTAAATGGCCTATTTTCGCCTTGCCCTCAAGCCTGGGATTGACAAGCAGAACACCGAGTACGGCGCTGAAGGCGGCTGGATTGATGGCGATTACATTCGTTTCCGTTATGGGCTGCCCGAAAAGCTAGGTGGATGGACCAGCTTTAACGGCAACCTGACAGCTCTTGTTGGCCAAATCACTGACATCCAGACATGGAATGCCTTGGATGGCTCACCCTATCTGGCTGTAGGGACGACCCGAAAGCTCTACGTTTACAACGGCGGCCAGTACTTTGACATCACCCCCATTCGCGCCACGACCGGCGCGGGGGACGTAACCTTTGCTGCTACTACAGGTAGCAACATCCTGACGGTCACGGACACCGGGCATGGCGCCATTGTTGGCGACTTCGTTAGGTTTAGCGGCGCCGTCTCCCTTGGCGGCGTGATCACCGCGGGGATCCTCAACGCCGAGTATGAAATCCTCAACGTCGTTGATTCGGACACTTACACCATTCAGGCCCCTGTCGCTGCCAATGTCTCCGATTCAGGAGATGGCGGGGCATCCGTCGTTGGTACATATCAGATTAACGTGGGTGCTGACGTCAGCGTGTTTGACTTTGGCTGGGGCGCAGGAACCTGGGGCCTTTCCACCTGGGGCACTCCTCGCCCGGCGGGTGTGACGGCTCTTAACACCAGGGTGTGGCAGTTGGACACGTTTGGTGAGGACCTGATCGCTCAGATTTGCAATGGCGCAATCTACGTCTGGGACTTGAGCGGAGGCACCGGAGCACGGGCCACGGCCATTAGCGGGGCGCCCACAAAGAACATGTTTGCCTTGGTGTCCACGCCGGACAGGCATCTTGTCTGTTTTGGTACGGAAACGACCATTGGAACAGCCAGCACGCAAGATCCGATGTTTGTTCGCTTCTCAAATCAAGAGGACATCAACACATTCACCGAATCTGCAACCAACACGGCCGGCGGACAACGGCTCACGGATGGAAGTAGGATCCTTTCCGCAGTCAGATCACGTGGTCAGATTTTGATCTTCACAGACACCTCCTTGCACGGCATGCAGTATGTGGGGCCTCCGTATACGTTTGGATTCCAGCAATTGGGCGCCAATTGCGGTTGTATCGGCCCTCATGCGGCCTTGGACGTCAACGGCTTGGCCTTTTGGATGGGCACTGAGGCCTTTTACGCCTTTGATGGTACGGTCAAGAAAATGCCCTGCACGGTCCAGGACTATGTGTTTAAGGACATAAATCTTATCCAGGGGTCCAAGGTTTATGCCGGTGTCAACTCGCAGTTCAACGAGGTCACGTGGTTCTATTGCTCTTTCACGTCTGACGACATTGATCGTTTTGTGAGCTACAACTACCTGGAAAATGTCTGGAGCGTGGGCAGTTTGGCTCGAACCGCGTGGTCTGACATTGGCACGTTTGAAAAGCCTGTTGCTTCGGAATACAGCGCCAGTAGCGCCGCCACGACGATTAGCACGATTTACGGCCTCACGCCCGGTCGGTCTTTTTTGTACAACCAAGAAGACGGGGTCAATGCCAACGGATCACCGATCACGGCTTTCATCCAGTCGGGCTACTTTGACATTGGCGATGGCGACAGCATGATCTTCATGAAGCGCTTCATTCCGGACTTCAAGGACCAGCAGGGCAATCTAGAGGTGCAGTTGCGGTTGAGGGCGTACCCGCAATCGACTGCGGTGCCGAGCTCCTTGGACCCTTATACGGTGACCCCGTCTACTCAAAAGGTGGACACCAGGGCGCGTGGCCGGCAGATTTCCTTGAAGATCGAGAGCGACGAGGTGGATACCTTCTGGCGCTACGGAACGCTACGGGTAGACATTCAGCCTGACGGGTTGCGATGAGCAAGATATTCAATGTCCGCCTGCCCAATGCGGCGCCCGCAGAGTACAGCGCTCAGCAGTTCGACCAGCTTGTCCGGTCGCTCGAGCAGATTGTTCTGCAGCTCAACAGCACTTATACATCGATCCCGGATCAAAACGCCTCTGCGGCTTCTGCGTGGTTTGGAGCCGGGGGTGGGTCAGCCGGAGGCGGTTTTGCTGGACCGGTACGTGGTTTTCAGGCGAGTACCGGAATTTTGTTGCCCTATGCGATGCTGATGTCCGAAGGTGTTTATGTTAATGATGCGACGACCACCGAGAACATTATCACCTTTGATAGCCCTATCTTTGAATATGGCATTGAGGTAGGCAGCCATACAGCGGTGTTCACCGGAGAGATTGATGACGGAGCCGGATCTGCCGGTACGGTCTTGGACGTCACTGCCGTGACCTCTGGGACTTTACTCACAGGCATGACAATCACCGGAACGGGCATCACCGCCGGAACCCGCATCGTGGCTCAAGTGAGCGGCACGACAGGCGGGGTTGGTGTATACACTGTATCTACATCGCAGCTTGTAGCAAGTACCACGATCAACGGCTCACGGGCCTCGAAGCTGATCTTTGACTATCCCGGTCAGTATCTTGTGACCTTCCGGACGCAGGTGTCCAACCAAGACAATTCGGTGGGGGAGTTTGAAATTTGGGCCAAGAACACAGGGGTCAACTATCCTTTAAGTAACACTCGATTTGATTTATTGACAAGAAAAAGCGCGAGCATTTGGTCGCATGCGGTTCCGTCAATTAACGGCATTTTCACCGTAAATGATGCAACGACTGAGTACTTAGAAATAGCATGGTGGTCGGATCGCTCGGGTGCCTTTTTGGAGTATTACCCGGCCGGAACAAGTCCAACTAGACCGGCCATCCCGTCGGTAATCATGACCATTGCCTTCATTTCTGCGGAGATGTACTGATGGCCAACAAATATCTTAAACAACAGCACATAGCCGTGGCATCCACGGCGCACACGATCTACACTGTCCCGGCTGCGAACACGGCTATTTTGAGCTCGTTGAGGGTGACAAATGCCAACTCCACGGATGCCACGATCACGGTGATTGCCTATCCTGGCGGGGGGTCAACCGGCTACCATCTGATGAGAGATATCTTCCTACCGGTCAATGCGACCATGGACGTATTTAGTGGCGTTCCGTGTGTCTTAGAAGCTACAGATGAGCTTGAAGTAGAGTCCTCAGAAGGCGGTGTCGTCTTCTATCTTTCGTACCTAGAAGTGGACAGAAACTAGTGGTATACGCCATAATATTAGCCAAATTCGCGTCCTTTCCCGACGCGCGGACGAGGTTGGTCCACCGGCAAACTTGGAAAGGATAGCAATGGAAGAGCAAGGCATTATGTCTTTGGGAGGCATGGGCGCACCGGCGCCGGCCAACCAGCCACCGATGTTTGATCCGGCCGCTTCGGCCGCCTTTGAATCTGCTCGTCAGCAGATCGATCCCCGTGAGTTCGGCACTGAGCTGCTGGCCGCGGCAGAAGATACGAATCCCACGGAAGTCCAGCAGTTCCGGCAAGCGCTGGAAAGCATGCAACTACCCCCTGATGTTATTGATGCTTTGGGGCAGATGGTGGATGCCGTCCTTGCTGAACCCCAGAATTACCAAGAAATCCGAGCTGAATTTATCAAAGAGGGGGTTCCTGAAGAGCTCCTTCCTCCTGAGTTTGACGCAGCCTACTTTGGCGCACTGAACATGGCCCTGGACCAGATGTCCGGGTCGATGATGCCTATGGGCGTTCAGGGCTTTGCTGCTGGTGGCATTGTTCAACTCAACCCGATTGCTCAGGCCTTGGCTAGCCAAGGCCGTAATGGCGACCGGATGCTGGCACACATCACACCGTCGGAAGCACGTATGCTGCGCCGCCGCGGTGGTTCCGGAACGATCAACCCTGTCACCGGTCTGCCTGAGTTTTTCCTTAAAAAGGTCGCCAAAGCTGTGGGTGGCGTTTTTAAAGGAGCGGCCAAGGCTGTTGGCAGCGTTGTCAAAGGCGTTGCTGGGGCGGTCAAGAAGTTTGCCAGCTCCACGGTTGGAAAAGTTGTCACTGCCGTTGCGTTGGGCTTTTTCCTTGGCCCAGCAGCAGCCAGCATGCTTGGTGTCAGCTCCGTTGCCGGTGTGGCCGCAGTCAGCGGCTTTGTTGGTGGTTTTGGTTCGAGCCTTCTTGCCGGGCAAAGCCTTAAGGATTCTTTGAAGAGCGGTGCTCTTGGCGGCCTTACCGCCGGTGTCACGGCAGGTGTAACGGGTGGAATGGGGGCCTTTGAAGCTGGTTCTTATGCTGGTCCAACCACAGTAGCTGGTCAGTGGGACCGTGCTGTCAACGCAGGAAAGTCCTTGCTCGGCATGCCTTCTGCACAGCCTGAGGTGACAGGGACTATTTCCAACGTGGAAGTTTCTCCTGTTCAAACGCCTACGACTCCCACTGTGACATAGCTTGCCGGTAAGCCAATTGCTGGACCGCAAGACTTTACCTTTGCTCCGATCACGGGCGAGCAGCTTCTGACCCCGGCTGCACCTCCGGCGCCTTCTTTTGCTCCTGCTGCTGGTCCTGGCGGGAGCAC